AATATCTGCCCCGAATACCTGTTCAAAGGTGGTATGTACATAGTCCAGAAACAGCACCGCGCCCGTAAAGCGCACGCGGAACGGCTCCAATTCTGCCGCCGAAATGGACACATGCCCAAAATGCGCTTTCATATCCCGCCATACCGCCCACGGGACAAAGAAAAATTTATCCTGAATCCCAGCGCATACCCCCGCCGCCGCCCCGCTTTGCAAATGGCTTTCCAATGCTGACATTTGCGCGTCGGTCACAACGGCCCTTTTCAGCCTGTCGGTTGTGGTATATTTCGCCTCAAACACGATGGAGCGCCCGCCCTGAAGTGTTCCTTGAAAATCTGGCGCGGCAAGAGCGGTAAACCGGCCCGTAAAGGTCCCGTCCCTGCGCTTTTCCATTACCCGGAATGGCTCCGGGGTCTTGTCCACCGTTGCCCGCCCGCTGCCCTGGTACACCTGACACGCCGCCTTTATGCCATCCTCGAAAATATGCCCCTGCGCGTTGTTTACCCGGTTTTGCCATTGCTGGCGGGCCTGCTGCGGGTTATACTGCACTTTCAATCCCCCTGCTTTCTGCCCCATGTATAAGGCGGCGTTTCGCACATGTACCGGATAGGACAACCAGCGCAAGCATTGTCCGCCGTCCGCCGGTCACAAAACCGCTTGATTACCCATCCGGCCTTCCGTGCCTGTGACGCTGTGGGATACTTTCTTTTTTTCCTGCTCTTTTTCACCTGGACAACCTCCTTTGAATTTTTATCCCGCATTGAAAAGTGGGAAAGTTGAAAACAGGGTTTCCAACTTTGCGCACTTTCCAACCCCGGCCATTCACCCCCGCACCCGCAGGGGCCTTTCTGTTAAAAAGAGAAATTGTAAATATTTCGTGAATATTCCCCTTGTTCTCTTGACAAGCTCTCCCTTCGTTGCAAAACACACCTATATTACAAGGCCATAACGGGGAACCTCTCCCCACGGTTTAACAAAGCATTTTTGTTGTAGCTGCTGGCGCTGGCGGCGGGATTTTTACATACTTGAAAAGTAGATACCCGCCTAAATAGTGGGCGCTTTCGCGCTTCTCTACCAACATGTACCCCTTCGGGGTAACTGGCGGCTTGTCCAGACTGTACCGCCGCTTCGGGAATGTGGGCTTTTTTCGGTCCGGCTGCTGGATGGTCTTTGTTTGCTTCCAGCGTTTCCCGCTCCCCTGTTCCGGGGTCCAGTGGTTAAAAAGGTATGTTGCAAGGGCTGTATAATCCCGCCCGTGGTCTACGCCGTTATAGAAATTGTGTTCCCGCAACGGCTCTATACGCTTTATCTTGCCGTGCGTCCACTTTTCCCGGATTGTCTTTTCATCCACCCCGGATATAATGCAATGAATGTGAATGCGTCCGCTGCGCTTTCCCCGGCCCATCACCGCAACCGCTACCATGCCGGGGAATGCGTATTGCAACCGCCGTATGTAGTTATTCAGCACCCGCCGCGCCGCCTTGAAATCCTTTGGTAAATGCGCATTGTCAAATGTGTTCGTAACATAAAAGGCGGCGGGGCTGAAATTGTGGTTTACAATCCGTATAAACCGTTTCAATGCTTGCTTTAAGTTATATTTTTCTTTTTCCTCTGCTGTCCGTTCGGTTAGCGGTTTCGGAACGGCCCCCTTTACGTTCTTTGTATTGGGGGCAACATTAAATATTTCCTGTTCCAGCACCGCGCCCGAAACGGTTACGCGCTTCATTCGCGGCATTTTATCAACCCTTTTTCCGTTGGTTTTCGTTGACTTTCCGCCGCTTTATTGCTATAATATTGATTGTAGATGTTAGCTGTTTTTGCAATAAAGCAGCGAACGGCGAAAGCCTGAAAACGCCCCGTACCTGTTTGTAGGAGAACAGGCGCGGGGCGTTTCCCTTTGCCCATGTTTAGCGGATTCCGCGCCGGTACATATCGCGCAACCGCTGGACAACTGCTTCACCCGGATTCTGATTATTCAAATTCCCTCCTTCGGAAATCTCCCTTTTCGTGCGGTAAATTTCCATTACGATAGTTGATTCCCGCATACCGCTATCCATTGCGCCCGCAAAGGCGGTCACGGTCTTTTCATCGGGCGTTCCGCCGAATGCCTTTTGAAAGGCATCAAGTATAAAAAGCGTCATATCCGGCCCCCGCTCGTTTACTGCTGATTCCAAATCCGGTCAATATCCGCTTTGCAAGCGTCCGGCCCGCGGCTTTCCAGCCATTCCTTCAGGCTGTCCCGCCTGTCCCGCGCCCGCTGCCGTTCCTCTGCCTCGAAATCCTGTTCCAACGTTTCAGCATTGAACAGCATATAGAGCGCCCGCCCGGAATTGTTGTCAACGGAAACCGAAATGCACCCGCTGCCGTACCAGTCATACCGGATTTTTACGGAAAGTTCACCTAACCGCATTTCGTAAAGGTCAATCGCAAGGGTCTTGTCTTTCGCAAGCCCCTTTGCCGTCCCGGTCACTTTAAGGGCCAATTCCCGCGCCGTTTTCAGGGTCAAGCGCGGCCCCGCTTTGTACCCTTTCATTCTGCCGCACCCGCTTTCCTGCGGCGTTCCTCTGCTGCTGCGTCCCCGATAAGCCCGCCGCCCTCTATGTATTGCCGCATTCTGTGGGCGAACAGCTTCCCCAAATCCTGAATAAGCGCCGCTTCCGCCTGTTCTGCGCTCTCCGTCTTTTCGATAAACAGTGGCACGGCGGGAAGAAAACCGCCCGTTCCGGGGTCCCGTGTGGCGGTAAAGCCTACCTGTATAAATTCAGCCATGTATAAGCCCCCTTTCTACACGGCGGGGATTTACCCCGCCGTGCTGATTGCCTTTAACTGTTCCGCCTTTGTTGCGGCCTCTCTCATGATTCCAATAGCCCGCACCATGCCCCGAATCTCATAGCGCAATTCTGGAGGCAACCCGCGGGTATCAATCAGAAATTCCGCCGCTTCCGCTTTGCGTTCCTGCATCTTGCTTGTCATAACCTGCGCTTCCATCCTGTAACACTTCCTTTCACGCTGGCGGCGGGGGTCCCGCTCCACCGCCGAAATTTTTTCTACCGCCTGCGCCGGAAATCCGCCGCGTTGGGGCATGTTTTCCAGTGTGGGACGAACCCCACGGGCAAGGCGGCGGATTCTTCATCCGGGCGGGCCATCCGGCCCAAAACTACCGCCCCTTCATCGGTTACGAAACGGTCCGTTCCGTCGCCCTCAATGATGAAAACCGGCTCCGGGTCTATCGGCATGTTGCGCCCCTCTGTGGTCTTTATCCAGTCGATAGGAGCGCCGCACCCTTTGCATACGCTCACTTTCTGCACCCCCTTTCCGGCAACCGGGCGGATTTCCCGCCCACGCTTGCGGCCTAATGCCCTGTTTACCGTCGCCGCATCGACGTTTTGCCCCCTGGCAAGTTGATATTAGATTCTGAAATAGCCGCTATCATCAACAATTCCCGAAAGAATGCAAATATCTTCTTTCGTTTTGTCCTCAAAATGATGGAATGTTGGATTTCCAAATGTATTCATTGTGAAGGTATACCCCTGTTTCAAAAGCTCCCTTACCGTGTCATAGTGTTCTGCCGCGCTGTGAATACCTGATTTAAGGTCAATATATCGCATCCTTGTTCTCCCCTTTCCCGGCCCCTGCTGGCGGCGGGGCCGGAACCCCGCCGCGCCGTTTCTGTCTTTTCACCCGCTCCCGCTCGTGCTATAATCAAAGGCGGAAAGGGGGTGAAGCTGTGGATACTCAATTTTTGTTGGCAACTATACGAAAACTTCCGTTCAAACTGTTCAAAGACGTGGGCTTTGTGATTCCGTTTGACGAAATCTTTCTTGAAATGCAATCCTACGGGTGGAGTAAAGAATCCCTCGAATGGGGCCTTGAACAGTTAGAGAAATCGCAACAAATCAAATTAGCAAAGAATGATTCATTGATATGGGGCGTTGTCGTGAACCCTTAACCCCTATTATGGCAATCTATCGCCGCCGAAAGCGTTAGAACCTCCCACGCCCTTTCTTCCTTGATTCCTGCGGCCTTTACCTCATTCAAAAATTGCATCGTCAATATGACGGATTCATACAGTTCATGCGCTTTCTTGAATGGGTAACGCTGCATATATTGGGCAATGGATTCCGCAACTTTCCCTTCTGTTTCAGAAAAATGGCTGTTTCGTTCATCCTGCGCCGTGTCGGGCTGGCTCCCCGGCGCGGCGTTCCTTTTTTCGTCCAAACTGTTCACTCCCCTTCCGGTTGCTTCTATCGTGTCGCTATGGCAATAATAGATATAATGATTGCTGCAACGCTTATCAGGTCTACAATCCACCAAACCACCTCATACGCTATGGGGTGGTTTTCTTTCAGCCAATGCCAAAACAAAAGCTTCACCCCCTTTCCGGTCCCTGCTGGCGGCGGGGTTTCCGGCCCCGCCGCCGTTTCCCTTTATTCCTCGCCTGCCTCGCTCAAACCTGCCGCTTCCCGCTCCCTTTTGATTTCGATTTCAAGCATCATCTGCCAATAGTGAAAATGGTTATACATTTCCTGCGTGTACATGAATCCATCTTCCCGCCGCACGTCAATCCCCATCGTCCCTACCAGAAATTCCGAAAGTCCGCAAAAACGCCCGCAACAGTATTTAACCTGATTCAGCTTTTGCTCCGTGGTGAAACTCCCGTTTTCAAAAGCCGCTTTCCCGTCTGCAACATACTTTTGCATCCGGTCTATCAGTTCGATAACGATTTCTTCCTTCGTGTCCTGCAAGCCCTTGTCACTCACATTCAACGCGCCCAGCTTGTACTTTTTCATTTTGAAATCCTCCCTTTTATCGTGTGGGCGGGCCGCATTACAACCCTTTGCATTACCGAAATGCCCCTTTGCACTATTATAATATCCCATTGCATTGAAAATGTCAAGGGGTTTTTGAAAAAAATTATTGCAATGGGATATTTTTTGTGATATGATGGATACATAAGGAGGTGTTGCAGTTTGACAATAGGCGAACGCATACGCTTGATTAGAAAGGAAACCGGCCTAAATCAAACGGATTTCGGG